TTACCTTTAAAGACCATTCTGTCTTTATCACCTATAAATTCACCTTTTAATACTTTATCAATGGAGCATACAATGATGCCCCATTGGTCTCTATAAAATCTAATTCCTTCTATTTCAGCTTTAACTTTTACACTCATTTTATACCTTTGCTCTTTCAGCTTTTAATTCTAATGTTCCGTCTTCATTAATATGTTCAATTAAATTAATTCTATGTCTGTAAATAGTGTCATTGTATATCCAAGGAATAAACTGTTCTCCTCTTCTATATCCGCTCACCAATAATTTATTACCACGTTTTAACCAACTACCTTCAATTGTCTTTTTCTTACCATCATTACCAATTTCTGAAATTGTCTTATTATAAAAAGCATAATGACCTTTACTGAATTTGATATTTACAAGCCCATGTGTGGTTAATAACGCAACAGAGTGGTGATTATTATCAGCTTGAACAACCGTTCCTGCAATACGAGAAATAGTATATTTAGGCATTGCTTTCGGTTTACCATCTACATATCTTGTATAAAATTCATACGCAATTGGTTCTTCTGGAAGTTCAAAAAAATTAACAATACCATATATTTCTTCAGGTGTATTTTTTAACTCATGGTCTTTATCATAATATGTTAAGGCTTCCATAGACCAAGCATCAGTTGTACCATTTGCATGTTTATTCCATGCTTCGTCAAATAAAGCTTGATTATATTTATTAATAGCATCATCTGAATTAAACCATTCTTTTAATGGTTGAATCTTTTTATCAATTTCTTTAATGAATTTCTTTTCAGATAACACATAAAATCCACCAACCACATCTACAATACTATCTTCGGTAAAATATTCTTTAAAAAATTCTTGAGAAGGTTCATCTAAAATATAATGACCATCATGATAACCTCTTTTTGGAATTTTAGGTTTAGTCGGGTCAATCCATTTTTCGTATAATCCTTCATCATCAAGAACATATTTTTTAAAATTGACCATCTTAACTGCCAAATTTAATTCTTCTGGTATTAAATTAAATTCTACAATTTTATTAAATTGAGATAGCGTCAAACTAGTAACAGGATTAATGCAATACTTCGATAAATACCATTTCATGGTTTCTGTTTTATCTTCAGAATCAATCTCAGTAAAGCATCCACCTTTTATCAGTTTAACCATTTGTGAGTTTTTAATGATTTTCGTATCAATCATTCTTGAAGCAAAATCCTCCATAGATTTAAAAGGACGATTTTGAATAATTGCTTGAGCGATATCTGTATTAACACCATTAACACCTTTTAAACCAAACATAATTTGATTATTTTTAATATCTGGTGTGAATTCAAATTGGGCTTTATTGATTAATGGATGTTCTACTTTAACCCCATCCATTTGAATTGTTGCAATAGCAACGCCAATCTTATCATAATTAGTAGATTCATTTGAATCTTCATCATATGAACCAGAGTTAACAATTAGATTAGCAGTTTGCCAATAAATTGGATTATATTTATAATTTAAATATGCTTCTTGCACACCTATGCAACTATAAGCGAGAGTATGTGCTTTGTTAAATCCGTAGCCTCTCTGGGTATATATCAAAACATACCAAACATACTTACACAAATTTTCTGAAAGATTTTTATCTTTCATATTTTGAAAAAATTCTTTTTCCAATTTATCAAAATCTTTAGGAGATTTTTTTGCAACTGCTTTTCTAAGTTGGTCAGCCCATTTCAAACTAAAACCACCAATTTTAGGATGCATTGTTAACAAAATAAGATATTCCTGTGCTTCACAAATGCCACAAGATATTCCTAAAATATCTTTTAATATATTTTGTTCTTCTTCTGTTAATCCATATTCAGTCATTTCATCATACCAAAGTTGAATATTATCATGAAATCTAGCATATTTTTCAAGGGGTGTTTCAGCACCTTTTTCTTGAGCCATAAGACGAATAACTGAATTAATAGTAGCCAAATCATCAACTGAATGTGGCTTAACTAAAGCTAATGCCCTTTTACCACTATCCTTCTCCATTTGAAATAGATTAATAATTTTATGTTTGGCAACCATGTTCCACATCTTAGGAGCAGTTCTATCAATATTATAAATACCTAAATATTTATCATAAGTTCTTTTAAGACTACCTTGCCATTCAATTTCATTATTTTTTAATAAAAGATTTAATGTAGCATGAATAAAGTTCAGAGCATCAGTTGCAAGCAAATCTATTTTAATTAATCCTGCATCTTCACAATCATGAAGATTAAATTGCGTGATAATATCACCAGAATTAGTCCTCATTAGTGCAGTTGATTCTGTTAATGGTTTATCACCAATAATAACACCACCTGCATGAGAACCAATACCACTTATCAATCCTTCAATCTTTTGAGATACTTCCCACAATTCTGGTCTTGCATCCATTTCTCGAACAAATTCGAAGACTGGAGCATAATCTTCATTACCATAATACATGGTATGTAAATCTCTAGGTTGCCCTCTATCAAATACTACTAATGAGGCGATATAAGAAGCTGTATCATTATCAATGTCTAATGCTCTAGCAGCTGTTAAAATTGCACTTCTACTTTTTTCTGTCTGAAGAGTACATACTTTTGATACTCTATCATATCCATACGTTTCTTTAATCTTACGAATAATTGATTCACGTTTAGCAGCTTCAACATCTGTATCAATATCAAGTACGCTAACACGTTCTGGATTAAGAAAACGCCAAGGATACATCTTAGTATTTTCTCGAAGAGGGTCAAGTTGAATAATATCTAATAAATAAAGTAAACAAAATCCTCCACCAGAACCTCTTGATGGTGCAACAATACTATCAGATTCCCATGCAATATTAACATAATCTCTAACTTGCATTAGATAAGCAGACCATCTAACTTTATTAGCTTCTGATGAAATCTTAATTGAAGATAAACATTCTTGAATTGCATCATATCCTCTTTGACATTGATAATGAATATTCTTTTCAAGAGACTTGAGAAGCTCTCTCGTCATATGCCTATCAGATGGATATTCAGAATGATAAAAATAATCTAATAGTTCTATTTTATCTTTATATTTATTAAATAAATCTTCATCAGGTTCAGATAAATCAAATGGTAAATAAGGAATCTGTAATTCTTTTTTTAATGAATAATATTGTACTTTATCATATATAAGCATTGTATTATCCATGCCTTGTTGCACTATATCTGCACCAAGATAATTATCCATATATTCATGAACTTCTTCTTCACTCATTATATAAGTACTGGCATAAAATTCATCAACTTCTCTATCACCATCAGACGATTTTAAGTATGCTCTATGAATATCTCTATCTTCTTTTTTAAGATAATGCTCATCAAATGTAATTATAAAAGGAACATTTGTTTCTTGAGATAATTTATATAAACACTTATTAACATATATCTGGTCTTCATGAGAATTTGGTTGCATCTCTAAAAAGAAATATCCTTCACCAAATATCTCAATCATATATTCAATCCATTCTTTAATCTGTCTCCAAAGTGTTTCAGCTTGAATTACATTTATGTTTTCAATAGAACGATATTCAAGTAGTTTTCTAGGGATACTTCCTCCTAAACATGCAGAAGAACCAATTAAATGACCTTTATATTTATCAAGTATTCCTTCAAGGTCAGAATAATAAGTAGGAACTCTATACATCATCGAATAAAAAGAATTTTTAGTCCAAGCAATAGTACTTAATTCTCGCAATGCTTTATGACCTAGAGCATCAAGCGCAATTAAAATAAAATGAGGATATATATTATGTCCGACATTTTCTGCTGTTACATAATCTGGACATAAATATATTTCATTACCAAATGCTAATTTAAATCCTTCATATTCAGGTGTATCTTTTAGTTTTTCAAAGAATTTTTCAGCTTCAAGATGGCTACCCAAACTTTCGTGTTCAGTTAAGACACAGCCAGAAAAATTAAGCTCTTTATGTCTTGTAATAAAATCAGGGACTCTGATAATTGAATCCCTGAGTCGATAATTGCTGTGGCATGTATGCCCGTGACAACTAAACATCTATTACCTCACTTTAAAAAATCAACTTTCTCCGTTTCTTTTCTTCGCCAATATTACTACCTTCTATTTTATTTACATCTTTTCCACTTGTCAAGTCAAGTACATTGAAATGCTTGTTAACATCCCATCTTTTTTCATGGGGACTCCACAAACTATAATATTCACATTCATTTTTAAAATCTATGTTCTTAGGATTGTTTTTATTATATGGACAGAACCAGCATAATGGACTAGAGCTAGGTATATAAACTCCACTCTCACCATTCTTATCAATATTATCCAATACCGTATTTAATTTTTTGACAATCCTCTTGCCAAATCCAGAGGTTAATGCGTTTTGTTCTTGATTTAACAAAATAAATTTATAATCACATTGAACAGGTAATTTGTCAAAATCATTTAACATACCCATACAATAAATACTGAATTGCTGACTGGTTGGGATTTTACTTTTATCGAAGATTCGCTTGGATGTTTTATAATCTAAACACCTTAAATCACCTTCAGTATTAATTAAAATAGCATCAATAAATCCATGAATAATAGCTCTGTTATTAAATACGAATTCAAAATCATATTCCTCTTTAAAAGGAATCCAATTATTATAACTAAAACTATCCATATATTCACGCAGTCCTTTATCAAACTGTCCCATTTTCCAACTATAAGTATGTCCTTCTGAATCTGATTCATACCATTCTTCAAAATATTTCTTACTTAAATCTTTAATGCCAGAAATCTTCTCATCTGTATCGCCATACTCAAGAAGAAATTTTAGATCATTATAATTAATTACTCCTTCTTTCCACATTTGAGCACTACGTTCAAAGACAAGATGGCATATAGTACCAAGTTCCAAAGCCAATGTAGTCTCATTTGACCTCTTACCTTGTTCATATTGCAATGAATATCTGTAAGGACAATTTTCATACACCTCTAATTTTGAATGAGAATAAGTTGGTAATTTCTTTTTATCTTCTTCTGTAACAGGTCGTACATAATCCTTTAGATATTCACCTTCTGCTATATAATCATACATATCTAATCATGTTTCCTCCAATCTCTTTAAATTATTTATAATAATAGGATATTCATGACCTTGACGGTAAGAAGCATTATAACTAATAAAGTCAGCGGCTTCTTCCGCAGTCATATTATCTTCTTTCATTAACGATTCAATCATTAAATCGTAATCATATACCGCTTGATTGTCCCATGTAACTCCAATCAAAGCTCCTTCATAAGATGGATTATCAAATATAATTATATTATCATATCCGTAATCCAATAATAAATCTCTATTTGTCATGTTTTTCCTAACGCCTCATTTACATCTTTCATAGTTATTAATACTTTTTCTTTCATTAGTTCAATCAATATATCCTTCCCTTTATCTGTAGGAGAATCCTTATATCCAAGTCTATCTTTTTTATCTAATACAAGATAAACCCTACAGTAAGGAACTAAAGGGGCTACCTTTTTAATTATCTTTTGATAATAAGCAGTAGCTTCAAATGAATCTGCTTCTTCATAATCTCTATCAAATCCAACTATTACTTCTTCAACCTTTAATTCTTTAAGCATAATTTTAATCTGAGTAAAAGTAATATTGAATCCACATAATCCAACTACAAAACTATCATCTCTAAAATAAGAATAAGCTTGTAATACAGATTTTTCTGCTTCTACGAGCATAATCTTTTTACATTGTTTTATTTTATCTTTAACTACATGCAAACCATATAGATTACTTCCCAACTGATGACTTAAAAACTCTCCATTTATATATAAAGGTACATACTTACCAAAAACTTGTGCATCATAATCACTTAAATATCTTCCTCTAATTCCAATTAATCTTCCATTCATATCTCTATGAGGAATGGTAATCTGATTTGTTAATCCATAGTAACCAATCTCAAATCTCGATAAAGCTTCTCGACTTATATGTTCATCTAACCATCCTTGATAAGGAACATACCAGAATATTTCTAATATATTCTCATTAATCTCCGTCAAATTAGGAACATTTTTAGTATTCTTTTTAATTGAATTTAATCTATTAATCCATTCAAAATCTGTAATAGTTTTTGTAGATTCTTCTGGGGTTCCCTCGTATGATTTACCAGTTATTTGCGCTATTTTAGCAAGTGCTTTAAACCATGTAAGATTATGACCTTTCAATCTTGATGCTCGAATAACCAATTCAATTATTCCGTAAGCATCACCGCATGTCCAACATTTGAATAGTTGAGTATTAGGATAATAAACTAATTTATAAGGGCTATCTCCATCGTGACATATAGATGTACTGAAACACAATTCCCCTTGTGCATTTTCTTTATATGTGGGACTCCCCATCTCAGTACAAATTTTAATTATATCTTCTTTAGTAAGTGAATTAAGAATTGCATCCTTATCTAAATATGGCATTACAATCCCTCCTTACCAATCAAATGCTGCTTTAGTCTGTACTGGTTCATCATCATCCTCTTCAACTGATGCATCTTCTACTCTACTTGCTAATACGGAATGTTCTTGAATTTTTGCTTCTACCTGTTCAATCTGAGTGAAGTCAATATCAATAAGATTAAAATCAAAATCAGTTACAAATAATGCTTCTTCATCCATTGTGCCAAGATTAGTCTTACTCCAAATAATAATATGAGTAAGTCTTCCTCTTCTTACTTTATATACCCAATGTCCAATATCAGGCATAGGAATATTAAATTTTCTTTGAAGAATACTTTCAAGTTTATCCTGTTCTGACCTGCTAGGTCTCATAGAAATAATACCTACGTCTAATTTATTGGCGAGAGCTTTACTTCCAGCAAGAAGATTTTGGTCTTTATATACAGCCATTTGTGCTTCCCCATTAAGCTGAGAAGCAGTAAAAATAAATACATCAAGTTGTTGTGCAATTGTTTTAAGCTCTGTCGCAAATACAAGTAATAATTGATGCTCTTTTAATCCCATTCTTGACTTGCCATTAACTTCAGACATAAGTCTTAAGGAAGTACTGATATAATCAAAGAAAAAATATTCTACTCCAAATTCTCTATTATATTTTTTAATTATATTTTTAATATCTTCAATAGAGAAATCTGGTATATGAACTATATACAAAGGACTTGATTCTATATATTCAATAGCCTGTTTAACTCTTTCAAGTTCACCTTTTTCGTATGTTCCATAAAGGATATGCTCCTCATTTACTTTACTAATTGTCGCATAAAGAATAGTTTGAATCTCATCAACTGGCATCTCAGTCGTAATATAAAGAGTAGGTTCAGATAATCCTGTATAAATATATTTCTTTTTTTTAACATCATATATATAAGGTACTGCCATCTTACAAGCATCTCCAGCGGCAAAACGAGTCTTTCCTTGACCTTGAACCAAAGACCTCATATATAAACATCCTTTTCTCGCACCTCTTGTAACTGTATTTAATCCATTGTTATTTAATGGTAATCCTACATCAGGAATCTTCATTAAATCTTCAATCAATTCAATACCACCATCAGCTGCTTGGACTTCAGTAGTAAGAGTGTTTGTACAATACTTCATTGTAGGATTAATAACCAATGTAGATTCAACCATTGATACAATATCCTGCTCAGTATAATTATCAAACTTCTGCTGTTCTTCATTAGCATGAAATTCATCAACTGAAGTATCATAAATAAATTTAGTATCTAATCCTTGTTTTTCATAATATCTAAGCAAAGAATATTTTCTAAGTCTATGATAATAGTAATCATAATTC